TAAAACTTTCGGCGATTGAGTCTACCGTAGGCGTGAACGCAAAGGCGGACTTCATGAGAAGGCAGGAGGAAGGGGGAGAACACAGACCTAAGCAAAACAGCAGGCTGACCATAGCAACGGACGCAGCTAGGGGCGGTAATTTCGCAAACGTCGTGCAGAAAGGCATGAGGCGAAGGGACATAAGGAACAGGAAAAAAAGCGTGCGCAAAGAACTGTCAAAAAACGCGTCTGGCGAGACGTTCATTGCCCGCGCTCACAGGGCGTACAAAGAAGGTCTTTTCATGCCGATGGGAAAGGGCGACAACCCCAATCTTTTCCGCATGACAAGGTTTAAGACCAGAGGGAGAGGAAGGAACAGAAAAATCAGCATAGAAACCGAGATGATTTACAATTTCCAGCACAAGAAAACAGTAACGAGGGCCGCTCCCTGGTTCCACCCAGCTTGCGAAAAAGTGGCAAGGGACAGAACAAAAATATTTCTCAGGGAAATGCGGAAGCTGGGGATGTAGCCATGGGGGTTTCGCCTTGCTCCGCGCACCTCGCCCTCCGCTCTTTGCGGAGGGCATCCAGGACGCTAAGCGCATCCTCGATTTCCTCGTCGGAGCCAAACGCCATGGCCATGCTGGCCCTCATCGCAGCCGCGCCCTCGGCGGCCCCGCCGTTTTCCAGCGAGTCTTTAACTTTCCTTTTGGCGGCCGCGCGCTGCCAGTATTCAGGGTCTATTTCCCTGATGAGCCTGTCCCTCTCCGCATCCCTTGCCGCCATTTCAGCCTTGAATTCCGCCTTTCTCCGGTCGCCGTTGAGAATCCAGTCTGCCGCCATTAGCTGTAACGGGTTCATGCCGCCTCCAAAAGCCCCAGGGGGCAAGGAGATTATACAGCGTGTCAAGTAAATTCGCAATCGAGACGGTCTTCAGCCTTGTGGACAGGATAACCGCGCCAATGTCCAAAATCGACGGCAAGGCTAAGGCCGTCAACCGCTCGCTGAAAAACATGTACGCGGGAGCGGAAAGGGCCGCGGCGAGGATGGGCGGCGCATTCAAGAGGCTCGGCAGCACCATGCTCAGGATGGCCGGCATCACCGCCCTGCTCAACCCCGCGGCTGTCATAAACATTGTTACAAGGGACATAAGAAACGCGATGGGCCTAGCCGACACAATGGCGATGATTGGCTCCAGCGCGAACATCACGGGGCCGCCGCTGGAACGGCTACAGGCGAACATCGCGAGCGTCGCCAACCGATCCGGCGCCGCGGTCAACGAGCTAGCGAACATCGCGAACGCCGCTATCGGCTTCGGCGTCGCGGCGGACGCGTCCGCGGATTTCGCCGGGGTGGTCGCGAAGACGGCGAGGGTTACGGGGGCCTCGACCGACACGGTGGTCGCCGGCATCACCAACGTGCTGGCAGCCTACGGGAAGGGCGCGGGGGAAGGGAGCCGCGTCGCCGGCATCATGGCGACCGCGGGCAGGATGGGCCGGACTTCGATGCAGGAAATGGCCTACGGGATGCGGTACGCGATCCCCGCGGCGGCGTCGCTCGGCGTGCAGGCCGAGGACGTGTTCGCGTCCGTGACCGCGCTGACCGCCGGCGGGATCACGACCAGGGACGCGATGCAGTCCGTCGGCAAGGCGCTGGGTGCGGTGAGAAAGCCCAGCAGGGCGGCGGCTGACATGGCGCAAAGGCTCGGGGTTGACTTCTCGGAGGCGGCGCTGCAAAGCAAGGGCTTTGCGGGCTTCATGGACGAGATAAGCCGCAAGACGGGCGGCGACATGCGCGCGATGGAGGCGCTGTTCGGCAACGAGAGGACGGCGCGCTCGATGAGCATCCTCGCCGGCACTGGGGCGGAGGCGTTCCGCGAAGCCCTCGATGAAATGTCGAACGCCGCGGGGATGGTCGCCGCGGAATTCGCCAGGGTGACGGACACTCCAGCGGAGCGGTGGAGGAAGGCTGTCAACAGAATCCAGAACTCCGGCGTGCAGCTTGGAACGGCGCTTTTGCCGGTGGTGGAGCGGATAATTGCGAGACTCGGCGATATGGCGGACAGGCTTTCCGGCGTTGATTTCAGCCGGTTCGCGCCGTCATTCGAGAGGGCTTTCCGGGTTGCCAACGTTTTTATATCGGCGCTGTTTGGGGTGGTGGGAATCGCATGGCGGCTTCGCGGCGCCATCATCGCGGTCGCCGCGGCGGTGGGCGCGTACTACGCCGCGTCGATGCTGCTTGTGGGCGCGGCTAAGGCGGTGGCGCTTTGGCACGGCGTAAAGCAAGCGGCGATCTTCGCGGCAACGCTCGCCACGAAAGGGCAGAAGGCGGCGGTCGCCACGCTGGCGAAACAGACGGTTGCATACAACGCCATACAAAAATTCCTGATTGCAAGACTCTGGTTATGGCGGCGAAAACCAAGATAGCCACGGCGGCGCAGTGGCTTTTCAATATAGCGCTCAAGGCGAACCCCATCGGGCTTGTCATTACCCTGGTCGGCCTGCTCGTTGGCGCGATAATCCTTCTCGCGGCAAACTGGAACAGGGTAACCGAGGCGGTAAGAAACAACGCCGCGAAAGTCTCGTTCTTCATCGCCATGTTCACCGGGCCGTTTGGGATGGTCATATCGATGGTGCGGGAGCTGTTCGGCAACTGGAGCCGCGTTGCGGACGCCTTCAAGGACGGCGGCATCCTCGCGGCCATCAAGCAAATCGGCAGGACGCTCCTCTCCGGCCTTCTCGCCCCGGTGCAGGGGCTTTTGGAAATCCTGTCAAACCTGCCGGGGCTGGGCCGCCTCGCGGGCAGGGGCGCGGACAAGATAGCGGGACTCAGGAATTCCCTGCTCGGCGAGGGGTCGGAAATAACGGCAAACACGAGGCAAGGGAGGCGGCGGGAGAGGGAAGCGCTCGCCGCGGCGAAGCCCCCGCAACTGGAATACGACCCGTCCCCCTACCAGCGGGCATTGCGATCCGCCGAGGCGCCAAACCTGGCAATCCCCGGATTCGACATGCCTCGCGCGCCAAGCCTTCCAGACATGCCCAGCCCAAGCGCGGGCGGGCCGAGGCTCCGCGGGGTGGTCGATATTTCCAGCGGGGCGGCCGCGGCGGCCGTCCCGAACTTCAGCAGGGGCGGCGCGCCCGGAACCTTCACCGCGAACCAGCCCGCCGCCCCATCCGTGTCCGTGCAGGAAGCCATCCGCGCCGCGGCATACGGCACGAACGGCGTGCTGCGGGAAATCCTCGCTTCCACAAGGGCAATCGAGACGGCGACCGCCGCGCCCTCATCCCTGCCGGCGCCGCCCAGGCCCGCAACCGCCGCCGGCGGAACCGAGAGGGAGCGCGCGGCCGCGGGCGACCCGAGGAACATCGCCCCCGTGACCCGCGAGGAGCGAATCGCCCACAGCATCCGGGAAAGCAGGGAGACGCTGGCGATAGAGCTGACGGCCGCGCAGGGAACCCAGGCGCGGGTCACGCGCGCGCCGAAGTCCCCGAACATCCAGCTCGTCCACTCGGGGGGAAACGCGCAGTGGCCGCGGTAAAAGAGGCGAGGTACACATCCCCCAGCGGAAGCGAGCACGCGTTTGCCTTCGGCGACGTGAGCAGGACAACGGAGCTAAAGACGGGCGTGTTCACATACCCCATGCGCGACGGCGCCACAGTCCAGCACCAGGGGAGGGGGGCCATGACGTTCCCGCTGACCTGCGTATTCCACGGCGAGGGCTGCATGGAGGCGGCGACCGCCTTCGAGGAGGCGCTGGCCGAGCGCGGCGCTGGCGAGCTGCGGCACCCGATCTACGGGACGCACAGGGTGAAGCCCGCCGGGAACATCACGAGGGAAGACCCGCTGGTGACCGGGATGAACCAGTCAACAGTGACAATAACGTTCACAGAGCACCTCGACGGCGACGGCGAGGAAGCCGTTTTGAACGAGGTCGCCGCGGACGCGGTGGACGAGGGCCACGGGCTTTTCGAGGAGGCCGCCGCCGCGGGTTTCGCCGGGGCGATGGCGCCGGTGGAAACGGTGGGCGAGCGGCTCGCGGTGACCGCGGCCCTGGAGACGCAGGCGCAGTCCATAATCGACAATATGGAGCCGCTCGCGGCGTCCGACCGCCGGTCGTACCCCGACTGGCTCGCCTCGGCGAGCGAGCTGAAGGACTCCATCCCGCGGCTGTACGGCACGGGGGCAAGCGCGGCGGGCAGGACCGAGGCGACCTACGCGAGGGCGCTAAACATCGCCCGCCTCGCCCTGCGGCTCATGAAAACCCCGTCAAGGCTGTCAATAACGCTGTCGTCAAAAACCCAGGGCTACGCCGCGCTCACCGCGGCGCTGACAAACCAGTTCCGCAACGACCCGTTCGACGCGCGGAAAACGCGGAACGCGCACGCGGCGGCGATGCTCGGGCTGTCGGGGTCGGTCGCGGCGATCGCCTCCGGAGCGGCGATCAGCGCCGCCCAGGCCGCGGCATCGCCGGCCGCTACGCAACCGCCCGCGGGCAGCGCCGGCGAGCCCGCCGCGGCGAGCCAAAACCCGGGCGCGGCGTCCCGCGAGGAGGCGGTCGAGACCGCGGCGAGGATCCTCGACATGCTGGACACGGTAACCGCATTCAGCGACGCGAGGACCGCGCAAAACATTTTCGCGGACGCAAATTCCGCAAGCCACATAAGCCTGAAAACGCTTGTCTACCAAAGCGCCAAACTTATCACGGACGCTTCCTTCGCGCTCCCCATGCAAAGGGCGTTCACGCTTGACCGGGACAGGCAGGTAATAGAATTATGCGCCGAGCTTTACGGCACCGTGGACTGCCTTGACTGGTTCATAACGTCGAACAATTTCAGCATCGACGAGATCGAGGTGCTGCCGATGGGGACGAGGGTGACGCACTATGTCCAGGGTGCATAAGGTCGCCGCGGGGGACACCCTCGGCGCGATAGCCGCGCGCCACCTCGGGTCGAGCGCGAAGTGGGGGAAGATAGCGTCCGCGAACCCGCAGCTCGCAAGCCGCGGGAGGGCCGCGGACGGCTCGCCGATCATCCACCCCGGCGACGCCCTGATCATCCCCGCAAACGAGGCCGCCCGCCCCGCCGGCGCGCAGGCAAAAACAGTAGCGCTATCCGGCGGCGAGCGGGACGTCGCCATAAAAATAGACGGAAAGAAATTCACGGGCTTCACGAGCTACGAGCTGACGCTCGCCTACGACTCGCTCGACACCTTCAGCGCCTCCGCTCCGTACTCCAGCGCGATGGCGGAGCTGCGGAGCGCCATCACGCCGTTCGCGTTCAAACCCTGCGATATTTACTACGAGGATTCCCTGCTGTTCAAGGGCACCCTGCTGACCCCTGACCCGGAGCTAACCGACAGGGCGGGCGAAATAACATTGCAGGGGTACCCTCTCTGCGGCATCCTAAACGACTGCGCGGTCCCGCCCACGAGCTACCCGCTCCAGGTCATGGGAGTAAACATGCGCGGCATCGCGGAGGCGGCGTGCGAGCCGTACAACATACCCGTGGTTTTCGACGGCGACGCGGGCCCCGACTTCACGGAGGTGAGCATCGAGCCGGCCGAGAAAATCGCGGGTTTTTTAGCAAAGCTCGCAAAGCAGCGGGGCCTTCTAATCACGAACACCGAGAAAGGCGAGCTGCTGTTTTTCGCCCCGAGGCGGGGGAAAGCCGCCGCGTCCTTCGCCGAGGGCAGCCCGCCGATGCTCTCGCTGAAGGCGAGGTTCGCGGCGCAGGGCTTCTACTCGCACGTAACCGGGTTCAGCAAGACGGGGCCGGAAGACCCGCCGTTTTCCTACACCTTGGAAAACGGGTACCTCATTAGCAAGGGCATCATGCGGCACCACTCGATTATTGTCGACGACGCCGAAGGCCTGTCCGGCCTGCAAAAAGCGGTGGAGGCTTACGCCGGGAGGATGCACGCGGACTGCGTGTCCTACGAGCTGGAGTGCGACGCGCACCACAACCGCGACGGCGAGCGGTTCAAAAAAGGCATGACGGTCTGCGTCCTCGCGCCGACCGCAATGGTCGCGAGGGAGACGAACTTCATAGCGCGGGAAATAAAACTCACGCGCACCGCGGAGGGGAAAAGGGCCGCCATGGACCTGGTCCTCCCCGGATCCTACACGGGCAAGCTGCCGGAGGCGTTCCCATGGGAGTGATAGCGCGGATGGTAAAATACTTCGCGGAGAAATTCGCGACGATAACCGGGGAGCCGCGGAAGGGCCTCAACCACGAAACCCTGCTGTACACGCCCGCGGGCGACGACTCAATCCCGCTGCCAGACGAGCGGCTGCTGCTGGTGAAGATAGACGGCGCCGGGAAGTACGTAACCGCCGCGGTGCTCACGCCGTCGCAGGGCGCAAAGCCAGGCGAGAAAATATTTTTCGCAAGGGACAAAGGCGGCAGCATCGTCAGCAAGCTGTCGTTTTTTAACAATGGCAACGTAAAGCTGGACACGGACACGGAGACGGCCGGCGAGGCGAGCGGCGACTACACGCGGATCACCAAGGGCAGGACGAGCGTCACTGAAAAGGGCGACAGGGCCCGCCTGAGCGAAAGGAACGCGACGGAAAACGTCAGGGGCAATTACGCCATAACCGTCGACGGCGACTACACCCTCAACGTGCGGGGGAGAGTAGTAATCAACGGGCGCACGATAAGCTTGAACTAGGGGGAAGCGTTATGCCGGGAGTCGCGAGGGTCGGGGATTTGGAGTCGGGGTCATGCCCTGTGGGGCCGTCGTCATCGGCTGGGCCGCTGCCGGTAGCGTCGGGGGCGGCGGCCGTATTCGCCAACGGCATTCCCATGGCGAGGACGGGCGACCCGTACGGCGGGGTGCACGTCGCGCACCCTTTCCCGCACCCGGCGCACCCGGTCTCGTGCGGCCAGGGCTCCCGGACCGTCTTCGC